CAAATCGCTAAGTTCACAGCTCTTGCAAGCCGAAAAAGCACTGCAAGGATTTCAAGAGGCGATGGCTAAATATCCCGGAACGGATATTTTCACAAAGGCACAAGAAGGCGCACAAAAAGCACAGGCACAGATTGATGCAATTACACAAAAAATGCAGTCCTTAAAGCAGGCGTATGGAGATGCGGCTTTTACGGATGTTGATAATGACTATGCCATCAAAAAAGCGCAGCAGTCAATACAAACGTATGAGCAGGCAGAGAAAGAAAAAACAAAGATTGCTAATCGAGAGGCGCAGGCTCGCCGCAGTGCCGTGCAGGATGAAATCAACAACGCCTTACAGCAGGAACGCGCAAAGGAGATACAGCGAGTACGCGAGCAGATTGACTCTTTGGATAAGTCCGACAAGAATTATGCCGAGAACCTTTCCCGACTGAACGCTATTCTTGCAAACCTTATCAATCAAAAGACCGCCAGTGCTTCCGCAACAAGGAAAGTTACCGCAGAGGAGGCGAGGCAGGCGGTTTTAACGGCAGCACAGACAGGCAAGCTAAAAGACTTGATTAATGCGTACAACCTGCTGCACGCCGCCATGAATAATACCGACCCGAAATCTTCCGAGTGGAACTTGCTCAACAAACAATTAGGACAAGTCAAAGCACAGATAGACGGAGTAAAGAAAAGAATGGGTGAGTTAAAAGAACACCATTCAAAACTCCTTGACACTGCATCACAGCTCACGAGAAAGTTAGCGTTGATGTTTTCCGTATCGGCGATTAACGGCTACATTAAGAAGGTTGTAGAGGTACGCGCACAGTTTGAGTTACAGCGTATCGCACTGGGAGCTATCTTGCAGGATGTAGAAAAAGCCAACGAGGTATTTAAGCAGGTACAGGGTATGGCGTTGGAGTCTCCGTTCTCCATTATGCAGTTGGAACGAGCAACCAAGCAGATTGCAGCGTTTGGTGTGGAAGCGGATAAACTAAAACCGTCCATTAAGATGTTGGCAGATATTTCCGCAGGTTTGGGCGTAGATATTGACCGACTGATATTGGTGTACGGCCATATTAAAGCGAACAACGCGCTTCAACAATTGCACGTTCGTCAGTTTACAAATGCCGGATTTAACATCGCAGGTGAACTTGCAAAATACTATACCGAACTGGAAGGTAAGATGGTAAGCGTAGCCGATGTGACAGACCGCATTCATAAGAAGATGGTATCGTTTGCCGATGTCGAGGAGGTGTTGCAGCGAGTAACATCCGCAGGAGGTATGTTCTACGATATGCAGAGGAAGCAGGCAGACTCTATTTGGGGTCAGATGCAGCGTATTCAAGACCAGATGGACTTAACGCTCAACTCTATCGGAGAGAGTAACCAATCCACGATTAAGAGTGTATTGTCTACCATACGTGAGCTTATAAAGTCATGGCGTGATTACGCCGGGATTATAAAGACCGTAGCGTATGGAGTGACAGCGTGGGTGTCGTATAGGTATGTGCTTGGAGGCGTATTGTCACTTGGCGCAAAGACTGTTGCTATGTTTAAGAATGTAGCAGCAGGTATATCACTTGTAGCCAGCTCTGAAAAATCAGCAGCAGCAGCAGCTACATTGTTTGGTGTTTCTTTAAAGTCCGCACTTGTTTCAACCGGAGTTGGAGCATTAGTGGTAGCTTTTGGATATTTGCTCACCAAACTTTTTGAAGTGGATGGAGCTTTGGAAGGTTTGAAAGAGGAAATGAATAATATCGGAAGCGATACCGTTAATTCCATGAAGGAAGCGGAGGGTAATTTCTTATCTTTGTCGGAAAAGGTAAGAGACAGTACGCTGGCGTATTCGGAACGTAATCAAGCGATGGAGGATTTGAAACGTATCTTCGGCGAGATTCTGCCTCAATATATGTTGGAGGAGGAATATCTCCGGAGCAATGCCGATGGGTTCCGTGACGCAACGGAAGCCATACGCGATTACTATGCCGCAAAGGAATATTCTAAAAAAGTTTCTGTCATTAAAGAGAGCGAGGTTTATCAAGACCTTAAAAATGCCGTTTCCAATGTCTTTAAGGAATTGCAAGGAGAGGACGCATTCGATGAGTACGTGACCAAAGGAACGATAGAGAATTGGGTAAATTCTATCACAGAGGAACTTGCAAGTGGAAAGATTAAGAACTCCGCGGAAGCTATGTTTAAGGCGATTCAAGCACTTGCTGAGAAACACCTCAAAAAGGGGACGTACACCTTTGGTTTTGGAGATGTAGAAGAAGAGACCAATAAGCTAAAAGAGCAATTTGAAAGTATTACGTTGGAAACAGTAAGCACGTCAGACGCGACAAAAAGAATGAGCAAAGAGTTGGAAGCTCTTCCTCTCCAAACAGTTATAGACAGAGCCAATAAGTACTCAAAGAAGATTGATGAAATAAAAAATAAAATAAATGCGGAAATTAATTTGTACAATCGAGACGCAAAATTTGCCGGTGATGATACAAATGTTCAGCAGGCAAGACAAAAGCATATTGAAGATATGCAGGCAAAACTTGCACAACTTGAAACAATATATGAAAGCAATGTAAAAGAGGCTATAAACTCTAAACTTGCTTCGCAAATCATAGACCAATTCGAGGAGCAGTTCAGTAAGCTGAAAGACACCTACGAGCTGTACGGTAACTTAATCGACCGCAAGCAGGTATTGGAAAGAACCAGTAGCGGAACGGAAGAGGAAACTCAAAAAATGTCCGACCTTGACAAGCAGATACAGGAGGCTAAAGGAAGCATAAAGGATTTGGCGGAGGAGTTGGGTGTTGAGCTGGATCCAAAAATGCTTGAAACGGCAGGAAATGTCTACCAGTTACAAATGAATCTTCACGAGTTGAAGGAGATGTCGCTCAAACAATTTGCAGATGATGCAACAAACGATTTGGGTAAGATTGGTATGGAGGCTTTAAATCAAGTAATAGATTTGAGTACTCTTGCTAAAAAGCTCAATGAACTGGCACACGCTATGGGAATGGAGGATTTGTTCCCGGACTATTCCGACAAGAAGAACGAAAACAATACCTACGCACCATTTATAGACGAGCAGGCAGCGGCAGAGAACAAGAGGCTGCAGGAGCTTGAGGCTCAATTAAAGATTACCGACCGGGTAGCCAACAAGTTTAATGTCGATAGGAACTTGATGGCAAGATTAGGTAAGCAGGAGGGTGAAACGAATGCAAACGCCTCAAAGAGATTGGCTGATTTAGCGAAAGCTTATAAGAAAACTTTGGAGTGGTACAACAAGCTGGATAGCGCACAGAAGGAGGATTATCTCTCTACGCAGGGCACAACTGAAAAACAAATCAAAGACAATGCCGAGCTTGCCAAGTCAATAGAATATTTGAGCGACATATATAAGCCGTATGACGATTCAAAGAATAAGAAATCAAAAGGCAAGGATGAGATTTCAGAACTTTGGAAGAATCGTCTAAAAGCCTTGCAGGACTATTACAGCAAGTACGATGCGCTAAAGAAGAACTACTCCGATACGCAGGCGTTGGATATTTCAAAGAAAGCATTCAAGAAATATTTCAACGAGCTTGGAATGGATATTGAGAAGATTTCCTCACGTGGTATGAATAAGTCCGGTGCGGTCAGCAATGTTAATTCCATGTTGGAGCAGGTGCGTGCCATTCGTCCAAAACTTGTCGATGAGTTTGAGAAAGTTGCATCCGACTACTCCGTGAATATCGGGTTGGAGGTTCAGACGAAAGGATTGGATGATTTAAAGACAGAACTGGACGATATGTTTGATAACTACGAGTTGTCGAAAACGCTAACGGATTTAGGTTTGAATATAGACCTCACTTACGTAGTTGGAGGAAAGTCTACCACATTGGACGATGTAAAGAGCGACATTAGCGGAATGTGGAAGAGTATGCTTGTGGATGAAAAACTCTACGGAGAAGAAGGTGTAAAGGTTTGGCAGGCGTATCAGAAGAAACTGGACGGAATTGAGCAGAAAGCGCAGATGGAACGATTAAAGAACTACTACAAGTATTCTTTGGAGGCGATGTCGGAGCGCATTCAGATTGAGATGAAAGCCGCAAACGAGATAAGCAAGGTGCGTGCAAGTTCAGAGTTCGACGATGCAACAAAGGAACTTATTATTGCCAACCAGACAAAGGATAAGCTAAAACAGTTGGATGAGCTGGCATGGAAGGAGTTTACAAATAGCGACCTATACATTAAGCTGTTTGATGATATAGAGAGTGCTTCGAGCCGTTCTATCAATTTTATTCTGGATAGGCTTAATAGTTTGAAGAGTTCCCTCAAGAATCTCCCTGCCGACCAAGTAAAAGCTATCGTTAATCAGATAAACAAACTGGAAGAGCAGCAGATCGCAAAGAATCCGTTTAAGGGCATAGCAGATAATTTGGGAACTGTACTAAAGTCCATGACGCAACGCTCAAAGCTGGAAAAGCAGTATCAAAAAGATGTCCTTAAAGAACAGCAGATGCAAAAGGGCACCGATAAGTACGCATACGGAACGGAACAGCTAAAAGAGCAGCTAAAAATCTTAAAGGGCAAGCTCGGTGTTGATAAAAACGGTGTTCAGATAGAGAACGATGAAACGCGAGAGTTGGAGCAGATTATTAAAGCTCGTGAGGAAGAGTATCAGATAATGCTCAAGGAATTGTTGGCACAGAAAAAAATCTCGCAGGATGAATACGACAGACTTAGCCAGATGGATAAGTCCAATAGCAATCTGTCAAGTTCATTCTCCAAAATTGCGGAAGGAGCACAGCAACTAAATAGTGGTATGTCCGACCTGCTTACCGGACTTGACTCTTTGGGTCTTGTTAGTGACAGCACACAAGATTTCTTCGATAGTGCATCCGAGACTCTTTCCGGTATTAGTACTATTTTTAATGGACTTTCGAGTATAGATATTACCAAGCCGTTCTCCATCTTGACCGGAACTCTCTCTACGGTTGGTGGCGTGTTTCAAACGATTGGTGGTCTTTTCGGACTGGGAGGAGGTGATAAAAAGAAAGCTCGTAAGATAAAGAAACTACAATCTGCCATAGACGCATTGGACAAGTCTTATCAAAAACTCTCCAAATCTATTGAAGAGGCTTACTCTTATGATGATTACGAGTTAGGTTACGACCAAGCAAAGAAAAACTTGGAAGAACAGATTGCAGATTACGAGCAGATGATAGAACTCGAAAAGTCCAAAAAGAAAACAGACGACGATGCAATAGAGTCTTACCAAGATGCAATTGACGAACTAAACGAAGAACTGGAAGAGTTGAAATCAAATCGTATCGAAGCGATGGGCGGATTTGGATCTTCCAATTACCTAAGTGACGCAGAAGAGTTTGTTTCTGCATGGTTAGACGCATTTAAGGAGTTGGGTGACGGGTTGGACGCATTGCAGGATGAGTGGCAGGAATACATGGAGAACTTGTTTATAAAGCAAGCAGCCATGAAGAAAGCCGGCACTTTATATTCAAAAGCGATGGAGATAATAGACAACGCCATTGACAGCGGA